TTCCTCTATCATCTTCTCCGTCAGGTGGCGCTCCTGCCCGTCCTTGTCCATATAGGTGTAGGCTTCGTAAAACTCACGCGCCTTCGCATCTATCTTTATGCTTGCCTTCGTCATAGCCTCTCGCATCTTTTCTTCTGGATCACCGTATATCGCCACAAACCGACGTCTGTACTTCTCCGGAATACTGCTCCATACATACAGTGCCTGAGTCCCCTCGCCGCCGCCACGACGTGCACACGCTATGTTGCTGCGCTGCACGTTGCATTTCAGCGTGTTCGCCTTCATCACGGGGTCTCTGCCGCCCGTCAGCTCGGCAAACGTCACGCACAATATCTTGTTGTAGTACTCCATTTCCTTTTGTCTTTGTTTTCCTTCTTGCGGTTCTCTCCTTACACAGTGGCGCAGCACATGGCTTCCACCTTCTCCTGCACGGTCTTGATGTCTGTAAACCCGGCGTTCTCGATGCGCTCCACCACGTCGCCTTTCTCGTCCTTCAACTCCAGTACACCGGTATTCTTGTCGCCTTCCCACATCCAGCCGTTCTCGAAGTGCTGGCGCATCATATTGTCTGCGTCATGCACCACCTCGCTCGCAGGAGCCGTCACCAACTCAAAACCGCCACGCTGAACGGCAAGGCAGCGTATCTTCTTGGCCAAGTCGCTCTGACCCTTCACCGGGTGAAAATTCAATGCGTAGCTCACCATCTCCTTCGTCACGCCGAAGGCCTTTGCCAAAAATTCCCGCTGGGAGCGGGTCACTGTTATCACTCTTTTCATTGTCGTCTGTTTTTAAGTTCGTTATTACTTTTGTTCGTGGAGTGTAGGGGAGTCGAACCCCATGCCAGCCGTCCTACGCGCTTCGCTTTCGCTTATTCCAAATTTCCGGCTCGCTGCATCCGTGCCACTCCTGCGGTCTTTCCCGCCGTCATCCGAGGCAGCCCCTGCCGACTATCCAGTGCGGCGGCTGACTATCCAGTGCAGCCTCTGGGGCTTCCATTTGTTATCCTTCAATCATTTTACCTCGTTTATCTTCGGCCTAACGCTACATCCGTAGCAGGACATCAGCCGTCTTACCAATCTCGCCACATAACATTCAGGCGCTGTAAATACAATGCCGTCCTCTTCAGTGTAGCTGAAACTAACACCGTCCATTATCAGGACCATTGCCACCTTGTGCTTCAATCTCTGCATCTGCCACTCCTTTATTTCTGTATCGTTCATATTCTTTAATTGCTAAAATTTGTAATTCTCGGCCTTTTTCACTATCTTTGGCCGCGCGTTTAATCTTAAACACGCTGCAAAGATAAACAAAATGTAGATACTAACAAAACTTTTGGGGATATTTTTATCCACAAAGTGTAGATTTATATACAGATTATGGATAAAACAAAGATGTTAGAGGGGCTGATAAGGCATTATACAAAAGGCAATAAAGCACAATTTGCAAAGCTTTTGGGCGTATCTGCCCAAACAATAAGTGCATGGATTGCTCGTAATACGTTTGACGCCGAACTTATATACGCAAAGTGTAGATATGTTGATTCCTCATGGCTGCTCACTGGTGAGGGCACGATGCTCTCCCCATCTAGTGCTGCCAGTAATTCCAGAACATCTAGCAAGTCTAGTCCATCTATACCCACAGCCCGCCATGCTCCCCATGGCAGCAGCGAGGGCATTCCCCTCATACCGCTCGATGCAGTCGCTGGTTTTCCTGCAGAAAGTGGCGGTGGGGTGCGTCTGGAGGACTGCGAGCGCTATGTCATACCGGAGTTCGAGAACAAAGGGGCAAACTTCCTTATCCGGGTGTCTGGCGACTCCATGGTGCCGCTCTATTATAGTGGCGACCTCCTCGCTTGTCGCAAAATCACAGACATCCGCTTCTTCCAATGGGGCACCGTCTATGTCCTCGAAACGAGCCAGGGGGTACTCGTCAAACGCGTGCAGGAAAGCGTAGATCATTCCGACAGCATTCTCTGTGTGTCGGAAAACAGCAGTGTTCATCACCCTTTTCTCCTCCCACGCGACGACATACGTAGCCTGAGCACCATCGTCGGACTCGTCCGCCTCGTCTGATACTCACGTTACACGCATCACGCACACGCAACACACCGCAAAACGTGTCGCGCACGCACATACATAGGTATAATAGGGTAGCAAAGCAGCCAAGACCCCGATAAACAGGGCGTTTCCGACATTTCGCAAAGGTTTATAACATGCCAAAACGTGGGATTATCCCCATCCCCTAAACGCCCGAAAATGACATCAATCACAATTTATTCGGAGTTATATAGGGGGTCAATCACTTGTTTTCAATGTTAAAACTGTCACTCCAAATGTCACACCAAGTAGAACATTTCGTTTTTCCTTGTCACACCAAACGTCACCCCAAGTGTCACCCCAAACCCGAAAAACGCCCATTTTCACCACTCTCAGAAGCCCCCAAAACGCAAAAACGGCTTGCACACTGTTCAAATCAGTGTTCAAGCCGTTCAAATACCAATAAATCAGCGTTTTAGCCGTTTAAGCCATCCTCTTATCCGTCCAACCCCATCCTCTTATCCGTTAAACCATCCTTATTCCTTCTCCTTATCCGTCCTGGGTCCTCTTATCAGCTCTCCCTGCCGGATCATAGCCTTTTTATTGAGTATAACGCCTCCATCAGCCAGTCCGGCGTGCAGCAGCGAGCTTTTCTTTATACCCACCTCATCCTCTGTCAAAACCGTATAAATCGCCGATATTGAGCCGAAGTAGTAGTTCTTCCGCCCATGTATCAAATGCACGTGTATAACCTTTGTCATAACCATTCCTTTCTGTTTCTTAAAATGTTCGTTTTCGCTTGCAAATATACCAAATAATAACTATTTGGAAGAATTTACAAGCATAAAAAGCAAGAAACAAGCAAAATAAAAGGCATGGCCGCAGCCACACCATCCTTTATTCAATCACCACCCAAACAAGCCGTTTTAAGCCCCACCAGCGCCCATTTCCATGTCCAGACGATAAAGCACCCACATGAGCAGCCATACGCGCCCAGAAGCCCACGAAATGCCCCATACAGCCGTCAGGACAGCCCCAAACATAACATTCTCAGCCCCGATGTAAAACAATACCCTTCAAACACCGTTCAAATCGAACCTAAACGTAAAGCAAATGTAAAGCGAATGTAACGTTTCGTTTTTCCCTCTCATTTCGTTCATTATCCTCAAACCCTTTGTATATCAACACTTTCCCCGATTTTTCTCTCACTCCACTTTTATACGTTTCGTTTTATCCCCCTTATATAACGGGGTCAGACTTCGGGGACGGCGACGAAACCAGCACCCAAGTAGTAGATGCGGTAGCCGTGGAGATTAGGCAGGAAGCCAACACGGGCGCGACTATTGGAATAGACCCCAACGCGGCGGCAGTAGTTCAGCCACAGCCGGCACCACAGCAACCGCAGCCGATACCAGTGCAGCCAACGGCACAGCCAGCAGCCCCAACGTACAACGCTAACAAACCAGCCTTCTAAGATGGAGCTAACCGTTATCGGGTCAAGCAGTGAGGGTAACGCATACGTTTTGCAGAACGAACGCGAAGCCCTCCTGCTCGAAGCCGGAAAGCCATTCAAGCAAGTGCTGGCAGCTTTGGAAGGTCAAGTAAACAAGGTAGTAGGCTGTCTGATAACCCACGAACACGGCGACCACGCAGGGCGAATAAACGAGTTCTTAAAGTACGCCCTACCTGTTTACGCTTCACAAGGCACGATAGAGAACGCCAATATACGCACAAGTTGGAAACCCACAGCCATACAGCAGACGGAGGACGGAAACGGCTACCTTCCGCTTACGTTGGGCAACTTTCGGGTTATTCCATTCGCGACAAAGCACGACGCGGCAGAACCGCTCGGTTTTTACATTTGGCACGAGGAAACCGGGGGCATTTTATTCGCTACCGATACATTCTATTTGCCGTGCAAGTTCAAGGGGTTAAACAATATTCTGATAGAATGCAACTACGACCCGGAGATATTAGCGCGGAGAGTTGAAAGCGGCGATATTCCAGCAGCTTTGCAGGAGCGAGTACGAAGAAGCCATCTAAGCTACTATACTTGTTTGGACGCATTGAAGGCAAACGACCTAACAGCGGTAAACAACATTGTACTAATCCATATAAGCGAAGGAAACGGCAACCCTACGGCTTTCCGTGAAGGCATACAGAGGGCGACGCACAAAACTGTATATACCGCGAAGCCCGGATTAAAAATCAAGTTCAACAAAAGCCCGTTTTAACCATGATAAAAGGTTTTGACCAACAGACGCAGCCACTAAGCGAGTATGAAGAAGACATACTGCTGCCCGTCATATTGCAAGGATTAAAGACAAAGCAAGGCAAGAAGAACGCAGTAACCAACCGAACGATAGTTATGCGGTTGAGTATTGCAGGGTACAAGATAGACGAAGCGCGATGCCGTAAGCTAATAAACCACATTCGCACAACGGACATTTTACCCGGACTAATAGCAACGTCGGACGGCTACTTCTTAGCGGAGAATGAAACGGAACTTTTAGACTACGAAGAAAGCCTATTAGGACGCGAGAACGCCATTAAGGAAGTACGTTTAGCCATAGCAAGACAAAGACGCATCCTCTTTGAGGACGCGCACAAGCCCCAAGAAGGAAGCATTTTCTAACATTCAAATAAACGACAACGACATGAAGAAGATTTTTCTATTTGTAAAAAACGGCGGTAACGAAACACTTGTAGGACGTTACGACAGCAAAGCAGACGCGCAGGAGAAAGTAATGGACATGGTGGAAGAAGATAGCGTTAGCGTTTTCAACTTCCGCATAGAAGAACGTGAGTACGAGGACATCACAAACCGCGTAAAGAGCTACGCCGACGCTTGCAAGGTTTTGGGCATTGAGCCGATGGACGAGGACAGCATGAAGGCGCAGGGCTTCCGCCCGGACGAGATAGCACGCCGCCAGCTTGAAACCATAACCGAAGCACTTAACGAAGGTTGGAAACCCAACTGGGCAGATACCGACGAGTACAAGTTTTACCCGTGGTTCTACATTGAGGTAAGCGAGGTTCAGACAGAAGGCGCGAATACCGGCGCGGTTGCCGGGCTTTCGTGCGCGCGTACGAATAGCACGGCTGCGTCTGCGGGTGCGCCTCTCGGCTCTCGGCTTTGCTTCCACGACCGCGAAACGGCACGCTACGCCGGGCGCACATTTACCGACCTTTACGCACAAATTTTAATTGAGAAGATATGATACAGCCCGAAAACACACAGACGAGAAAAGACGAAGTACGTTTTAGAACGTCAGACATTCGCCGGATCGTGGGGAAATTCTTAGCTTCCAACGTGCTAAAGACGTGGAACGAAGATTTTATAGACGAGAGTACGGGCGAGGTTGTAACCATTGAGCGTAACGAAATCCTGTTTGAACGCGGCAGCTACATAGACGATGATTTAGCGCAGCAAATAAACTTTAGCATCCAAGCAGAGGAGATAAAGGACGTAGAGGTAAGCAACCAGCGCAGATTAGCAGCACCAAACCAGCGTACCGGGTTATACCCGTTCAAGGTAAGCGCGAGAATTGGAACGAAACGCCGTACCTTCATACTGCAAGCGCAAGACGCGGCAAAGGCGATAGAGGTAGCGACGGACTACATCGAACTTAACTTTAGAAATTCGTTCGACATAACGGACATAAAGCTGATGGATAACGTAGTTATTCTTAACGACCGCCTACGCAAGTCCGTAGAAGCCAAGGAGGGAGCAAACGAGGAAGGTGCAGAACCCGACAACGGCGAGGAAACGCGCGACGATACCAAGTACTACAAGGTTGAAGCCGAAGTAGCGATAAGCACCGAGAATGAGGAAGAACCAGAAAAGAAGCCCTACGACTTCATTGTACGCACGAAAAACGTAGATACCGCGAAAGTGGTTATAACAGCGTGGATAAACGCCAAGGTAAAGGAGCGCACAGAACAGGACGGGGACGAACGCAAGGTAATAGACCTTTCCATCCTTTCGGCTTCGCCATTCGCTTGCAACACCATTGTAGATAAAGCCTTTTGTTTGGCATACAGAGAACAGGAGGTATAAGAGTAAGTAACCACAAGCCGGGGCGCGACCTTCGGGGCGCGTCCCTATTAAAGCATCAGTTATATGAGTCAAGATAGTATAGTAATGTTCCGCAACATAATAGAAGCGTTAGCCGTATTACCAGCCGAAACATATAAGAAAGTTTCGCAAATGGTTTACGCATACGCTTTCGACAGGGAAGAGCCAGCAGACGAAGCCGACCCTATTATACTTGCTCTTTTCCTTTCCTTCAAACCGCAAATAGACTTCAACGTAAAGAGATACGAAAGCTATGTAGAACGCGGTAAGAAAGGCGGTGCACCAAAAGGAAACAGCAACGCCAAAAAAGGAAAAGACAGCGAAGAAAAACAATCTAAAACAACTAAAAACAAGGTAAAACAAGTTGGAACAAGCAAAGACAACTTAGAACAACTTGACGAAGATACGGAACAAAGCGAAACAAGCAAAAACGACCTTATATCTATATCAATATCAGATAATAATACTGTTGTTGATGTTGATAACGCGTACACGCGCGAGAGCGAGGACGGAGCGCAGGAAGAAGAAAGCGAAGCAGAAGATTACGAAGCCTTCTTAAACGAGTTCTTCAAGGAAACCAACCGTTCAAACATTGAGGTTATTTGCATGCAGCTACACACAACGCCCGAAGCACTACGCAAGGAAGCCGAAGAGGTTGTAGCCGAGTGGCGGCTGACCAAGGCACGACACCAAGATTACAGTGACAAGGCGCGGCACATAGTGAACCAATTACGGGTAAGGTATAACTTAAAACTTAAAGAAGATGGCAGAAAGCAAAAGCAACCAGCAGACACAGCAGCCGCAAAGGATAGATTTAACGGCGTTTGCGAAACTCCTAAGAAGAAAAAGCACCTCCGCAGCACGATTTAAGGTAGATAAGTACACGGAGGATATACCGAACATGCTATACGAGTGTTACCGCTACCAAGTGGAGAAGCGCGGACACGTTCTAAAGAGGGACGAAGCCACGATAGACCACATCAGACGCGCCGCCCGTTGGCTGTTGGGCGCAAGCCCGAAGCCGGGGTTATTCCTTTACGGAGAGCCGGGAAACGGAAAGACCACGTTAGCCAAGGCAATAGCGCAGCTTATAGGGCTTTTATACGATAGCCCATACATGAACGAGCGCAAGGGCGTAGTAGTTATTCCAGCTTCATCACTAACAGAAGCGGCAAGGGGCGAGAAGCAAGACCTTCTAAACCGAATGAAAACTACCGAACTGCTCTACATTGACGACGTAGGTATAGAGCCAGCAAGCCTAAAAGTTTGGGGTAACGAGGTTAGTCCGTTGGTAGATTTGCTTTACTACCGCTACGATAACCAGCTATTCACGATAATAACCTCCAACTTGATAGGCGACGAGGATATAGAAAAGCGATACGGCGCACGGATAGCCGACAGGTTTATAGAAATGTTCGACTTGATAGGCTTTGAAAACAAGAGCTACCGCCCAAGACTTGAAACTTTGCCGACAATACCAGCGGAACCAAACGCACAGAAGTAGCGCAGGGGTGCAAATAAGCGTGTTTGTCGGCATTTCAACACGCAAGGCGATAAAGTGAACGCGGAACACGAGAAGAAAGCCTTAAAAGGCAAAAATACAGAAAATAACAAGCAACAGTACATGGGAAAGATAAAGTACTACATAAGTGGCAAGATAACGGGGTTACAGCCTTCGGAGTACGCCGCGATGTTTGGCAAGGCAGAAGAACACCTTACCGCGCAGGGCTTCGATGTTGTAAACCCACTTCGCCATGTTGTGCCGTCGGCACATTGGAAAGAACAGATGAAAGTAGATATACGGCTGTTGCTTGATTGCAACGCTATATACATGCTTTCAAATTGGGAACAGAGTATAGGCGCGACCTTAGAACACGATATAGCGGAAGGTTTGGGGCTGATAGTTGAGTACGAGCGAACGCCCAAGCACCGCGACATAAAAGCCGCCATTATTACGGCGATGGGTGTAAACTTCAAGACGATAGCGGAGGACAGCCGTAACCGTTGGCACGTTTACGCCCGGATGATATACGCGCACCATTGCAAGAAGCGCGGAGAATACACGCACAGCATAGCCGAGGAAACGAACCACGACAAAAGTACGATAAGTTACTATTTGCGGAATTACGATACAGAATACAAATATAACCGGGAGTTCAGAGCAGCCGCCGAGAAGGTAGCGACTCTTCTAAGCGAGAAACTGAGCACGCCGACGGATATAACGATATAAACAAACATTCAGCTATATGAACGTACTAAGCCTTTTTGACGGGATGTCATGCGCGAGAATAGCGTTAAAGGAATTGGAGATAAAGGTAGATAAATACTTTGCTTCCGAAATAGACAAATACGCGATAGCGCAGACGCGGCTCAATTTTCCCGATACCATACAGTTGGGCGACGTTACCCAAGTGGATGGGTACGCCCTTCCTAAAATTGATTTGCTTGTAGGCGGCTCGCCGTGCCAAGGTTTCAGTTTTGCAGGCAAACAACTTAATTTCAAAGACCCACGAAGTAAGCTATTCTTTGAATACGTCAGAATACTGAAGGAGTTGAGGGCGAAGAACCCTAACATAAAATTCATGCTTGAAAACGTGAGGATGCGCAAAGAATACGAAATGGTCATAACAAACGAATTGGGGTTATTCCCAGTTTGTATAAATAGTTCTTTGGTCAGCGCACAGAACCGCATCCGCTTATATTGGACGAACATACGGACACGCACCGAAGGGCTGTTTAGCGAAGTCTATACGGATATTCCACAGCCAAAGGACAAAGGGCTGCTATTAAAGGACATCTTAGAAACGTCAGTAGATACGAAATACTACCTAAGCGAAAAGGTTATAAACAACATGCTCCAGCACCTACAAAGGCAGAAGGAAAAAGGCAACGGTTTCGGCATAGACATACGCCAGCCACAAAACAAGAGTTGTAGCCTAACCGTAGGCGGCAAGATGATGCGCGATTTGGTGCAAGTTCCACAGCATGGAATATACCAGCGACCACGCGGAGAAAACAAAGGCGGTTTCATCGAGGGTAAAGCCCCAACTCTAACCGCTAATGCATGGGAGCAAAACAACTTAGTTGTAGAGCGTAACGGAGTAAGGCAGCTTAACCAAAGCAAGGAGAGCGCAGGACAACAGCCATACCAGCAAAACCGCATTTATGACACAGAAGGCAAAAGCCCGGCGTTAATGCACGGACACGCAGGAAACACTATAAACGTATTCGGGGGGGGGTAAGATACGCCGTTTAACCCCGTTAGAGTGTAGCCGCCTACAAACTATTCCATCGTGGTACGTTTGGAAGTGTTCAGAAACGCAGACCTACAAGATGCTCGGCAACGGGTGGACGGTGGAAGTAATAAAGCATATTTTTAGCTATTTGAAGCAGTAAACATAATAATAACCAATTAAAACGAACGATTATGTTAGTAATGGAAACATGCGGTTTCTTAGGAAACGACGCAGAAATTAAGGAGTTCAACGGAAAACGTTACATTTCCTTCAACGTGGCAGCATCAGACCGCCACAAGGACGCGAACGGCACGGTAGTAAACCGTACAACGTGGGTAAGTTGTCTGAAGTTAGGCGAAGGAGCGTTAGCAACCTATCTAAAGAAGGGTACACAAGTTTTCATACGTGGCGACCTTTCTACAAAGATTTTCACCAACGCCAACGGCGCACAAGTGGGCATTAACTGCCACGTCCGGGAATTGCAGCTACTTAGCGGCGGCAGCAAGACGCAGACAGACGGAAACGCCAGCGCACAACAGCCGACAGCAACGGCACAGCCACAAGCACAGCCAGCGCAACCTCCATACGGAGCAACGGCAGCACCAGCGAGCGAGAAGAACGACGATTTACCATTTTAAGCCACGCTTATGGAATTGAAATACAAAGTACAGATTACGGAAGGTTTGGTTTACGATACGCTAAAAGCGTCTATACAAGACTTTATAGCCGACCTTCCAAGCAACGCAAAGCCCAAGATAACGGGCAAACTTTGCAAAAGTATTAGCTTCACGATTTACCGCAACGGCAAGCCTGTAACGGATAAGGACGTAGAGCCATACCGCGACACACCAGCTAAAGACGTAGTTTATAGCGCGGCTTTGTTTCGTGGCGGCAAACAGATTGCAAGTATAACGCCATGAACCATAAAGAATTTTACGACAAGGTAGTAGCCATGCGCAAGGCGCAAAAAGACTACTTCAAGTTTCGTAGTTCAGCGTATTTGCAGACTTCCAAACGGCTGGAACGCGAGATAGACGACGAGATTAAGCGAGTAGAAGCCGTATTAGCGGAGGAGGAACGCAAGAACCAGCCTTCACTATTCGGCGATGGCTTTTACACAACATAACAGCAAGAGCGATGAACGAAATACATAACTTCAAGATACCAATCAGCGGAACGGACTACGAGCCGGAGCGCATGGAGCTAACGATGTCGCAAGCCCACACCATAGCGAGAGGACGGGCAAGACAGCACAAAGACCGAGAAGTAAGGCTTTACTGCTTCAATACCATGCTCCACCGTTGGGAATTGTGTACAGAATACAAGTACAACGGCGAAACAAGGCAGATCGACCGCACGGACTGCTGGCGACCGCTTAAGCCGGGCGAACAAATAAGATAGCCATGACGTTTGAGGAGTTAAAGGCGATAGCTAACGCGAAGGCAGAGAAAGCCAAGCCAAAGCACGAAGAAAGCCAAATACAGCGTAGCTGCCTACGTTGGTTTAGACTTCAATACCCACAGTACGCCCTGCTTTGTTTTGCAGTACCAAACGGAGGAGCGAGAAACAAGCGCGAAGCCAGCATCATGAAAGCAGAGGGAGTAACGGCAGGAGTAGCCGACGTTATCCTGCTTATTCCTTCAAGTGGCTACGCTTCGCTTTGTTTGGAGTTCAAGACACAGACGGGCAGACAGCAGGACACGCAAAAGGCATGGCAGAAGGCAGCGGAAACGGCAGGAAACAAATACACCGTTATACGCAGCTTTGACGAGTTTAGGAACGAAGTAACCAACTACCTACAACCGAAAAAGCGGTAATAGGCGAAGTGTTGGCGAAGTGTTTTAGGGTTAAACGTATCAAGCTAATACGTTTAACCCTTTATCTTTGCATAAAATTTTATAAGCATGAGTATTCAGACATTCAAAGAAAAGGTAAGGGGCTTTGTTAGCCGCATAACGACCGACAAGAAGAAGCACCTCGCGGCTGGCTTCGCGATTTGCGCCATAGTAAGCCTGTTGTTTGGCTACGTTATAGGCTTAATAGCAGCAACCATAGCAGGAGCAGAAAAGGAAGCACGCGACTATATAACCAAGAAGGGAACGCCCGAATTTGCAGATTTCGCGTACACGGTAGTAGGCGCGTTTATGTTCATAGCGTTTTCTGTAGTCCTTTCTTTGTTGGTGCAAGCCTTCATTATGTTGGTTTACTTTTAAGTTTGGCTTTGCAGAAAGCATCATATAGCTGAAGAGCAACGGCAACAGCCGGAGCGGAAGGGCGCGGCGACCAAACCGCGCCCTTTTTAATTAAACGACAACGACATGGCACGAAAGAAAAGAATACAGGCAGACAAAAGCGACCTTCACGTTAGCGATTTCGGGAATATAGAAATACCCGATTTGGATTTGTCGCTGTTCGATGTGTTGAACGACGGCTACGACGAGGAAACACGCTATACCAAGCCGAAGGTTTACGACTTGAAAAGCGATTACGTTCTATACGACAACGCGGTAAAGTTGGCGCAGGAACTGCGTTTAGGCTTTGGAGAACGCGCCGACGTGTTTGTTAGCGGTAACTTCATATTCGGCGATTTCATAGAAGCGTATATAGTTGGCAATAACGCCAAGTGCAGGAAGATGACTATAAGCACGCTATCACTAAGTCAGAATAACGTAGATAGCCTTTACAATCTTCTTGCAAACGGGTATATAGACGAATTGAACCTCGTAGTAAGCGTTTACTTTTGGGGCAACGAGATAAGAAGCCTTATCCCCTACATATACCGTAAACTTGATTTCGGCAATAAGTTCCAGCTTTCAGTAGCATCAGTTCACACAAAAACCGCGCAGTTTGAAACGCTCGGAGGGCGTAAGATAGTCATTCACGGAAGCGCGAACTTACGCAGTAGTGGCAATATAGAGCAGTTCACAATAGAGGAGAACCCCGAATTATACGACTTCTACGACGAACATTTTAGCCGCATCGTGGAGAAGTACGCAACAATAAGGAAGCCAATACGCGGCACTTCCTTATGGAGTGAGTTAGTAAAGAAAAGGTTTAACGATTAAAAACGAAACATTATGGCAAGTGGAAGCGAGAGCAGAAGCGGAGGTAGCAAGATTTCCGCAAGTACGGCGGCAAGCCGTAGAACCGTCCTACCGTGGTCAATGCCATCGGGAGAGGAAGCCCCATTTTAGCAACTAACGACGAGAGCCGCGCAAGGCGTGAGTACCTAAAGCGCGGTTTTCCTTCAAAGCAAAGGTTATGGCAAAGAAAAAAGACACCAGCAAGAGCGCAGCTCCCGAAAGGAAGGCGAACACAGCCGACATGGTGCAAAGCGAGGTAGTAACACTTTCAAGCATCACGCCCAACAAAGGGCAGATACCGGGAGTACCGAAGAACCCTCGCAGTATTCAAGACGGCAAATTTACCCTTCTTAAACGCAGCATAGAGGAAGACCCGGAAATGTTGGGACTTCGCGAAATACTACTTTACAAGTACAACGGCAAGAACATCATCATCGGCGGCAACATGCGCTACCGAGCCTTAAAAGAATTGGGCTATACCGAAGCTATTGTAAAGTTCCTGCCCGAAAGCACGCCGCCCGAAAAGTTACGCGCTATTGTCATAAAGGATAATAGCGGCTTTGGTGAGTGGAATTTTGAAGATTTGGCTAACGAGTGGGATGCGTCCGACCTTACGCTGTGGGGAGTGGACGTGCCGGAGTTGGAGAAGGTAAGCACCGAGGAGGAAGCGCAAGAAGACGACTTTAGCGTAGATGAGCACATGCCAGCCAAGCCGACCGCGAAGTTAGGCGACATTTACGCTTTGGGCAAACACCGCCTTATCTGTGCAGACAGCACCAACGCCGACGTAGTGGACTTGCTTGTAGGCGATAGCAAAGTAGATTTGTTGCTGACAGACCCACCCTATAACGTGGACTATTCCAGCAAGAACGAAGCGTTAAACGCGGCAGACAAGGGCAACCGCATACAGAAGGACATCGCCAATGACAAAATGGAAGATAGCCAGTTTCAAGAGTTTCTAACGGCAGCTTTCAGCAATGCGAACCGCCACCTAAAGCAAGGCGGCGCGTTTTACATTTGGCACGCAGGAACGGAAGGGCTTAACTTCAAGACCGCGATAAAGAACGTAGGCTGGGAGTTAAAGCAGATGCTCATCTGGGTAAAGAACAATATAGTTTTAGGAAGGCAGGACTACCAATGGCAGCACGAACCCTGCTGTTACGGTTGGAAGCCGGGAGCCGGACACTATTTTATAGACAACCGCAGCCAGCGCACCGTATTTGAGGACGAAACGCCCGACTTCGACAGCATGACGAAAGCCGAGCTGAAGGAGTTGTTACAGAAGGTTTGCGCCCTTCCTTCCACAGTCATACGCGAGGACAAACCGCTAAGAAGCGCAGACCACCCGACGATGAAGCCGTTAAAGCTCATGGGGCGACTTATACGCAACAGCACGCGACCAGGCGAAGTTGTGTTAGACCTATTCGGAGGAAGCGGCAGCACGCTAATGGCTGCGGAGCAGTTAGGGCGCGTTTGCTATTCCATTGAGTTAGACCCCTGCTATATAGACGTAATTATTAAACGTTGGGAGGAGTACACGGGCGAGAAAGCGCAGTATTTGGGTAATTGTGCCAACGAAACAGAGAACAGCAACGAAAACAAAAAATAACAGCACAGATGGCAGCTAAAGATATTGAGCAATACCAATTCAAGCCCGGACAGAGCGGCAACCCGAAAGGGCGACCGAAGAACCGCGTACCCGACAACCTCGTTAAGATATTCGGCAGCAAGGCGAAGGCAAAGAAATTCTATTGCTTGACAGCAGCCGAGATAAACGAATGGGAAGCGGTAATACTTACGCTTTCCGCAGAGGATTTGAAGGTATTAGCCAAGTGGAGCGACGCGCCAGCATACCCCAAAGGGCTGGCGATAGCCGTACTTTCAGACATGAAGAACGGCAAGACAACAACGTTAGACAAACTGCGCGAACGTCAGCACGGCAAGCCGACACAGCGCATGGAGATAACGGGCAAGGACGGCGCGGACTTCATGCCAGCGCGGACACTTACCAAGGAGGAAGCAAAGGAATTGTTAGAGAACCTACAAAAGGAATACTAAAACGTGGAGGATATAAGGGACATAGATATTATAAAGACGTGGACGCTGCAAGGAACGCTAAACTTTACGCGCTACTTCTTCAAGGAGAAGTACAAACGTAAGTTTGTCGTAGGCAAGCATCACGTTAAGATAGCGGAAGCCTTAGATAGGGTTTTTCGCGGTCAGTCTACGCGCCTTATTATCAACATAGCCCCACGTTATGGAAAGACGGAGTTAGCCGTTAAGAACTTCATAGCGATGGGGTTAGCTATAAACCCGAAGGCAAAGTTTATACATCTTTCGTATTCCGATGATTTGGCACGCGACAACTCGCGAGGAGTGCAGGAGATTTTACGCGAAAGCAGCTACCGCCGTTTGTTTCCGGGAACGATGCCTACCAGCGTGAACACGCGCAAATGGTGGACTACGGAAGGCGGCGGACTTTACGCCGTGAGTTCAGCCGGACAGGTAACGGGCTTTGGTGCTGGTTTGGTTGATAAGGAGGACGAAGAAGAGTTAGCCGCCGAGGTAGAAGAACTTGCAACGGTAGGAAGTGAAGCCTTCGGCGGCGCGATAGTCATAGACGACCCGATTAAGCCGGACGATGCCCGAAGCGCGTTAGTACGCGACAAGGTAAACCAAAAGTTTGAAACGACCATACGCAACCGCGTGAATAGCCGCAAAACGCCAATTATAATCATTATGCAGCGTTTGGACGAAGATGACCTTTGCGGCTACCTTCAAAAGTTAGAGCCGGACGAATGGGAAGTATTAAGCCTTCCTGTCATTGAGATAGACGAGAAAGGCGAAGAAGTACCGCTTTGGGAGTTCAAACACACGCTGCAAGAGCTTCACGAATTGAAAGATAAAAACCCGTGGGTATTCGATACGCAGTACATGCAGAACCCGAAGCCATTAACGGGACTTATGTACGAACGTGAGTTCAAGACCTACGAAGTACTGCCCATAACGAAGAAGCACGTTATTAAGTCATACACCGACACGGCAGACACGGGCGCGGACTTCCTTTGTACTATTGTCTACGTTGAAACGGAAATAGGAAATTTCGTACTTGACGTTTACTATACCCAAGCACCGATGGAAACGACGGAGCCGGAAACAGCACGGCTCCTCACGCGGCACGGAGTGGAAAAGGCGATAGTAGAGAGCAACAACGGGGGGCGCGGCTTTGCGCGTAACGTTGAAAAGCAGTGCCGACTATTGGGCAACAGCAAGACCGCCGTAACGTGGTTTCATCAAACGCTAAACAAGGATGAACGTATCTTTAACCATTCGGCAGAGGTGCAGAACCTAACCTACTTTCCAAAAGGCTGGGAACACCTATACCCGAAGTTCCACCAAGATATAACGCAGTACAAGAAGGTAGGTAAGAACGCCCACGATGACGCGCCCGACGCTTTGACGGGAACAATAGAGAAGCGAAGCGGAAAGCCGCAGAAGTTAAGCAACATATTTCCATAACATAACAAAGAGCGATTATGACAATAGAAGAACTTTTAGCCAAGGTAGCCAAAGGCGAAGGCGAGATTACGGGAGCTATAAACGAGTTGAGGAACGGACGCACCACGCCCGAACCGAATACCATTCAGTACGCCGCGCAGTACGACCCCAAGCTGCACGACATCAACGACCCACTAAAACGCCCGGATAAGTTGGTAGTAGTGGATAAGGACAGCGACGAGTACGGCGAGGTAAAGAACATCAACCCCAACGTAGAGGAAACGACCGAACAAGGCTTTAGAATTGAGAAGGTAGCGCGTATAGCGTTAGGTATGCAGAAGCTCATCACAAAACGCGCGGTAGCCTTCACGTTTGGCAACCCGGTAGCTTACAACGCCAACCCGACAGACGAGAAGGAAAAGGCACTTTTGAACGCTATAAAGCGCGTTTTCTACGATGTCAAGGAAGGCACGCTTAACCGCAGGGTAGCGCGAAGCCTTTACAGCACTACCGAGGTAGCCGAACTTTGGTATCCTGTGGAAACGGACACACACGAACTTTACGGCTTCAAGAAAAACATCAAGTTCAAGGTAGCCATCTTTAGCCCGATGTTCGGCGATAGGCTTTACCCATACTTCGACGAAGCACGCGACCTCGTAGCTTTTTCGCGTCAGTTCACGCGCAAAGACCGCGACCTCGTTACGCGCACCTACTTTGAAACGTACACCAAGGATAACCACTACTTATGGACGTGCAAAGGACTTGAAACCGCCACTTCCGGCAATAATTGGGAAATGGTGGAGGGCTACCCCAAGAAACTCACGATAGGCAAAATACCCGTGATTTACGCCAGCCAGCCACAAGTAGAATGGGAGGACGTGCAAAGCCTTATAGACAGATTGGAAAAACTGCTTTCCAACTTTGCCGATACCAACGACTACCACGCAAGCCCCAAGATATTTGTAAAGGGCAGCATTAAAGGTTTTTGCCGTAAGGGAGAAGCCGGGGGCATTATTGAGGGCGAGGACGGAGCGGAAGCAACCTACCTATCATGGCAGAACGCGCCCGAAAGCGTGAAACTTGAAATAGACACGCTCCTGCGCATGATTTACACCATAACGCAAACGCCCGATATTTCATTTGATACGGTAAAAGGTATTGGAGCAGTAAGCGGCGTAGCCCTAAAGTTGCTTTTCATGGACGCACACCTCAAGGTACAGGACAAAAACGAAGTGTTTGCTGACTATTTACAACGCCGTATAAACGTGCTTAAAGCCTTCTTCGCTGAAGCTAACTTAGATTGGAAGCAAGCCGCCGACCACTTGATTATAGAACCAAAGATAACGCCGTACATCATCGAAGATGAACTTAGCAAGATAAATATTTTGCAAGCAGCCAACGGACAGCGGCAAATAGCGAGCCGACGCGCAACCGTGCAGCGTTTGGGCTGGGCAGACGATACGGACGAGGAGCTAAAGGAAATCGAAGCCGACGAAGCCAAAGAAAGCAGCTACCAGCAGGGCGAACCCACATTTTAAGCGCAAGCGTATCAAAACAACACGTTTTAAGACCATATAAGCGCGTTTTCGTGTTCAATGTGTATGTTTACATACCCAAAGCAAGAAACGCGCTTATATGCCAAATCCAAAGAAAATAACTATGCCGGACAACGTAAGAAACCAGCTTATAATACAACTTCGCGGCTTTGACGCACGCCACTACGCCAATACCGAGCGGTACGCCCGGCAGATAGACCGCGTTTATAAGACAGCATGCGACGAGTACGCACGATTGGGCGCGAGTATGGACGCACCCGAAGGCGAAGCCGTGTTTTCCTTCGACAAGTACCCACGCGCACGGAAGCAAGCGCAGGGCATCATGCAACGGCTCGCAAAGAAGGTGGAAAGCGTTATTACTTCCGGGACGCAAAGCGAGTGGCTGGCGGCGACATACAAGAACGACGCATTTTTAGGCTCTATTCTTCGCACTTCCAAGCTAACGAAAGAGGAGTTAGAGCAATACCAAGGCAGGAACTTAGAAGCCCTTAATACCTTCCAACGGCGCAAGGTTGAGGGCATGGGACTAAGCGAGCGCGTATGGAAACAAGCCGAGGACATGAAAGCCGCCATAGAATTAGGTATAGACGTAGCCATCGGCGACGGAAGGGACGCGCAGCAGTTAAGCCGCGATTTGCGCAGCTACCTCCAAGAGCCTAAACGCCTTTACCGCCGTGTTCGCGACAAGGGCGGCGTATTGAGGTTGAGCAAAGCAGCCAAGATGTACCATCCGGGGCAAGGCGTTTACAGGAGTTCAGCCAAGAACGCGCAGCGATTGGCACGGACGGAAATAAACATGGCTTACCGCGAAAGTGAGTTTTTGAGGTGGCAGAAGTTGGACTTTGTTGTAGGTTTGCGCATTTGTTTAAGCAACAACCACACGATAATGAACAGCAAGGGAGAACCCGTGCCTTTGGTGGATATTTGCGACGAGTTATGGGGCGATTACCCTAAAACGTTCAAGTTTGTAGGCTGGCATCCACAATGCCGCTGTTACGTTGTGCCTATATTGTCAGACTACGATGAGTACAACCAAGACCGCGCCAACCGCTTAAAGGCTATTGTACGCGGCACAGCCTACAAAAGTTTGCCTTCACGCCGTTCTGTTGTGGACGTTCCGCGCAAGTTCCGGAAATACATAGACAGCATCTTAGAACGTTCCAAAGGTTGGAAGTCGCAACCTTACTACATTCGCGACAACTTTGTAGGCGGCAAGATTGAAGGAGGGCTTAACCCGATTATTCCAACCAAGACGATGAACACCGTACAGCCCTGCACGGAGTTTGACGGACGTATCGCCATGCTTAAACGTTGGGCTTATGCTTTCGGCTTAGACCTTTCCAACGTGGAGAGCCTACGCACGGCAGGAAACCGCGCCGCACTATTGGCAGAGGTGGAAAGGCTGGACGAGTTAGGAACAAAAAGGCAGTCGGCATGGCAAGACGCATATACCGAACTTTACTATTTTGCCCAAAACGAAGCCAAGGGCAACAAGGAGATTACGGACATTTGCGAGAAGGAACTGCGCGACAACGCTATTACGACTTCGCATTATTACGGAGATTGTACAAGCAAGCTAAAGGCGGCGTTTAGTGCAGTGGTGGCAAGACTTGCTGCAGTTGTAAACGCCAGCGGCGACAAGCCGCACCCAGCATTAAAGAAGAAATACACAACCGAAGCCGAAGTAGATGCCACTTTCAAAAAGATAAACGCAGGGCTTAAAGAAAAATGGTTTGAAAACGGCGACCTACAATTAGGAGAAGAAACAAACCCCGGCAACAACGGATCAACATGGATGGACGGAAGGCTATACCTTACAAAAGACTGTTTAGGCTACGTGAAGACAGCGTTAGGGAAAATAGGCTCTAAGCGGTCAGCAGACATAACAGACGACGAAGCCGACGGTATGGCTACATTTTGGCATGAGATTACGCACAACAGAAACAAACGGGGCAACATGGTACTTACAGACACTCAACGTAAGTATATGGAGTTAGCCAACGAGTTTGTAGCGCGTAAGACTTTGCCGGAGTTCTACAAGACTTTAGGCTGTAAGGAAACGCCACACCCACAATATATAACAAACCGCAACTCAACGGGATATAACCGCATGGTCAATAACTACGATTTCGTTATACAACGGTTAGGACTTGATGCCGATAAGGTTTTAGCAGCAGTCAGAAAGAACCTATACAACGAGGTATACAGCGACCAGCAGACAGGATTACGGCAAGGGCTTATAGATGGAGGTATTAAACGCGCAGACGGTAGCAAGGTTAAGATTTCCGAGCTAAACAAGATACTAAAGTATTGTAAGGACACAGGGCAAGGCACGTTAGAAAATTGGTTGAAGTCAAATGGATTTATAGCGAAGGGGAAATAAGAAGGAAGGGCTTAACTTGCCCTTCCTTCTTAGTCTATAATCAAGCCTTTTTTATTGGCTTCACTTGCACGTCTATTAAAGTCTGCCCACAATTCATCGCGCAATTTCTTTGCAGCTTTACAGAGTTCCCTATTATTAAGAAATTCTGCCAATTCTTCTATACCTTCCGCTTTCCCTATTGGGTGGCAGTCCTTTTTATACTTTGCTACCTTCTCTTTGTCAGAAGGGTTTACTTTGGTTATTCTTTCGATAATAGCGGCATCTTTGGTAAAGTCGAATACCGTTTTACCTATCAATTCTTTGTAATTCATATAGCGTATTATTTGAAGATTACATAACAAGCAAACAGCAGACCAAGAACGGCAGCAAGCGCAGAGATGCAAGCAGCAATGGCTGTTACCTTATTCCAATTTATAGGATTTTGCAAACGTGGATTAAAGAATATATAAGTTTCGCCGCTTTCAGTGAGGGCAGCATCTACAAGCCCGACCTCCTCCGACCAAAAGCCACGAACCAAGCCCTTTTGTTCAAGCGAACGCACAGCAGGAGCGAAAGCAAGTTTTTCTATTTGCTTTAGCTTGCTGCCGTCATTACGCTGTAGCCAGCGTAACACGCGCCTTTCTTCCTTTGTCAGTCGTACACGCTCCATATAATTGTATTGTTTGCACAAAGTTAGCCATTTTCAAGCATTTACGCAAATCTTTTTAGAACCGCGAGCGGTACAACCATAACCAAATATAACCACACGGACGCAGCCAAGAACGGCAAAAAGGGTGTAAACGTACCCAAACGTAACTATTTAGACTAAAATAATCGGGTATTTTGTTGTATAGTATTACAACATTTACTATCTTTGCACCAACAAAAGTACAAAACCAATGAACAGGAAAATTATAGCATATAAGGACTACTTTAACACCTTCTTTGCCGAACTTGACAAAGGGACGCAAGACAAGGTATTATACGTTCTGATGCTGCTACGCACACAAGACCGCCTACCGACCAAGTTTATAAAGGCGATACGCGACGGGCTTTTTGAAGTACGGATAGAGTACAACAGCAATATCTACCGCATATTCTTTGTATTTGACGGTAACAAGATTGTAGTACTATTTAACGGCTTCCAAAAGAAAACCCAAAAGACACCAGCTAACGAGATTAAAAAGGCATTAAAACTAAAAGATGAATATTATGCAAGCAAAAGAGATTAAAAAGGATATTTACGACATTGACGCTTTGATAGATGAACGCTTTGGCAAGGAAGGAACGCCGGAGCGAGCCGAAGCGGAAGAACGCGCCTATACCTTCTATACGGGCGCGATAATTGAGGACGCACGGAAGAAAGCCAAGATTAGCAAGGCTGAATTAGCGCGGAGGTTAGGCACAGACCGCGCCTATATAACGCGCATCGAAAGCGGACAGATAGAACCGAAAGTTTCTACCTTCTACCGCATAGCCGCCGCCCTCGGTTGTACCGTTGGACTTATTACGCCGATTGGCTAATACAGCAGCCAGCGCAGAAAGACAAAGTCGCCGCGTTACATTGATACGCGACGGCTTTTATATTTTGCAATAGCAAGAATTACTCAAAAGCTATTTCTTTAGCTGGTTAAGGTCACAGAAATGGACGTAGAAAGTTTTTAGGTCATCAGAATAACCAGCCATTACGGAAGCCTTTTTACCAAACCAATTCAAAGGCTCTTTTTCTGTACTTTCCCCATAGTTTTGCATAAGCCATTTAATAACCTGTAGTTCTTCCGCGTTTCCAATTTTTACAAAAACAAGAATATTTTTTATAAGATAGTTATCAACGTCTACAAATACAGCAAAAGGCACAGCGTCCCCCATTTTGTAACATTCCTTCTTTAGGTCAAGGTCGCTTACCTTACATCTAAAACCGCCTTTTTCGGCTTTGTCACCTAATAGGCTTAGTTTGCGTAAATTGTGAGTAATTGAATCTCCTAACATAATATCCCCGTAACAAGGATTTGCGTCAAGATACGTTATCGTACCTTTTTGCTGTGCCATTCCTAAGAGCGGAAGTAAGGCAAAGAGAAGAAAAAGTAATTTTTTCATCTGAATTTAGTAATTTTGCACCCACCGCCCGAAGCAAGTATTTCACTTAACCGCATAAAGAAGCGCGGACTATATAGGTTTACGTATTTGAGGCATCGCCAAACGCCTAACGAAAATAAACCGTATAGCCGCGCTTTGCCGTTATATTCAAGTATGGATATACGACTCCGCGCGTAAGGTTCATTTTTCGTTATTTGTGAAATTTGGCGATTTTCAAATACAAAAAACCTAACGCTTCCTTATATCGTCCGGATTTCTCCCCGAACAACGCCACAAAATTACAAAATTATTTGCAGAACGCAAACGAAAAACAGACACAGAGCAAAGAAAAAGCATAAAAACAACGCTTTCAGAACGGAATAGTTATGTTTCCGTAGTCATTTATACAGATAAGCGGACGTAACCGACATATAACCAAAGGATAACCAACGTACAACCTAAAACAACCTACATACAACCCAATTCAACCTAAAACAACTTGAAACAAGCTAAAACAACCTTATATCTATATCTATTATCTATATCTATTATATTGTTGTTGTCGTTGAAACGCGCACGCGCGTACACGCGAGAGCGAGGGAGCAAAAGGAGAAATAGCAAGAACAAACCATTTTCGCGCCTTCACGAAAATGGCAGAAGCAGGGGCAACAGACAAAACGCGGCAGCTTGCAAGCCCATAGAGAGCAAAAACAAACTTCCACAACAAGGGCGACACCAGCCATAACACGACAAAAGCCGTACAACACCATAACAAGCCCTTACACGGCGTTTTTTGTATTCAAGCCGATAGAGAGAACACCGAAAGAAAAATAATGCCTTAGAACGCAGAAAAAACGGCTTAACCGAAAAAGCAACTTTAAGGGGGTATTTTTGCAAAGTGGCGAAGTGTTGGCGAAGTGTTTGCCGAAAACTTTTGCTAATCGTATCGCCTTAATACGCTACCTTTGCAAAGAAAAATTAGTTTTCAATAGTTTATGAACGAATTACAAGAAAAGATTTTAGCACTACTTGTGGCTAAGTTCCAAGGCGTGCGTAAAGACGGTTTGCAGCAGTTGGCAGCCGCTATCGGTTTACAGGTTGCAAGCGAAGAAGAAGCTAACCAAGTCGTAGATAAACTTACCGCCGACAAGGTGAACGGATTTGTAACGGAATGGCGGAGGACAGCCGACGCGGAGATTAAGAAGGCTAACGACACCTACGAAGAAGGGCTTAGACGTAAGTACGACTTCAAGGAGAAGAACACGCCCGACCCTAATCCTGCGCCCGACCCCAACAAGCCAGCAGACGGCGTAGCGGTGACGCTGGACGCGATAAGCAAACTTATTGACAGCAAGCTGAAGGGCGTGCAAGACAGCATTACCACGCTTAACGCCGATAAGGTGGCTACTTCGCGACGTGAACTATTTGTAGCCAAGTTGGACGAAGCCAAGGTAGACGGGCGGCAGCGTGAAATGATGCTGCGCAACTTCGACCGCGCTAACACCACGTTTGCCAACGATGACGATTTCAACAGCTACCTAACAGAAGTGCAGGGCGACATCGCAGCTTTGCAGCAGGAACACGCCGACAGCGGACTGCAAGGACACGAAAAGCCCATCTTTGGAGCCGTGAACAAAGACGGGATTAGTAGCGGCGTAGCAGACTACATCAAGGAGCGTGCAGAGAGTAACAACAAGACCCTAACGGGCAAAGATGTCTAACGTAAAAATTCCACAAACATGGGTTTAAGAATAGACCGCAAGCAGGACAAGCGCGTAGTACACGCTTGCACACACAATTTGGCGGACATTCCGAACGGTGTAACCGTTTGTTCCGCAGACCTCGTAGCTGGTGGAGTGTTGCAGGAAGGCACGGTTATAGGCAAGGACGAAGCCGGGCTTTTCCACGCAGTCAAGACAGCGCGAGTAACAGAAGCAGCGACCAACGCCGCCACTTCCTACAAAGTGGCAAAAGGTCATCACTTCAAAAAGGGCGATTTCGTAATGGTCAAAGTAGGCGGCAAGGCTTACGCCGTTACAGGCATTGACAGCAGCGAAGCAACCCACGACACAATAACCGTAGGCACTACCCTCGGCGAAGCCGTGAAGGTAGGCGACGCACTTGTAGAAGCCAAGGCACAAGCAGCCAGCGGCGCAGCCTTCAAGTACAAGCCGAAAGCCATGACGGGCGACGGTTACGACGTGGAAGCCCTTAATAACCATTTCGTAACAGCCGTTACTATTGGTCAGTTCAAAGAGAGTGTTATCCCGGCAGTAAGCGACGATATTAAAGCCGCGCTTCCCGGTATTGTCTTAATTTAACGTGAGTAAGTTATGATAGGAACTTTAATGCGCGGACTTAACGAACGCGACATGCAAGCCGTTATCAATACATACGACTTGAAGCCATACTACTACCCTACGCTTTTCCCATTGAAGGAAACCTATACTTTGACGTGGAAGGCGTTGGAAACGCAAGTAGGCTTGAAGATTGCCGCCGATTTGGTAGCAAGGGGCGCGACCATTGACACCAAGACGCGCGAAGCAATTCAGCGCATACAGGGCGATATCCCCAAGATTGCAGTAAAGCGCACCAAGAACGACGAGGAACTGAACGACTACGACATCATGGTAGCCATGACTTCGCAGAACCCCGACCTTCGCGCTTTGGTGGACGCATGGGCAGAAGATACCAACTTTTGCTGGACAGCCGTAGCCGCCCGTTTGGAGTGGATGGCGTTACAGTCTATCTCGTTGGGTAAGATTACGCTTTCAAACACCAACAACGTAAGCGTAATTAGCGAATACGACGTAGATTATTTGCTGCCAGCCGACCAGAAGGTAGGCTACGCAACAGGTTCGGCAAATTGGGCGACTTCCACATCAGCGAAGCCGATTACCAAGGACTTTAAGGCTGTCGTTAAGGCAGCTAAGAAGAAGGGGCATAACTTGAAGTTTGCCTTTATGTCGCTTGATACCTTCGCAACCTTTACGGAGTGTGAGGAGGTACAGAAAATTTGCGCTTCATTCGCAGCAAACGCGCTCGGCATCCAGCAGACCCCAAGCGTAGACCAAGTAAACACCGCCCTTCGCGGTTTGTCTTACCTTCGCGGTTTGCAGATTGTCGTAATAGACCAAGACATTACTATCGAATTGGGCGACGGTAGCCGACCATTCAGCGGCAACCCATTCGCCGAAAACGTGGTAATGTTCAGCGAAAGCAAGGTTTTGGGGCAGACCTATTGGAAGAAGCCAGCGGACATGAACGTAAAGGGCTCAGCCGCTATTAAGGCTTTGAACGGTCATACGCTTATCAAGAAGTTTGCCAACGAAGAGCCGTTAGAGGAGGTAACAATGGGTATTGCTAACGCTTTCCCTGCGTGGCTTTCTTCTTCGCGTTCGTGGCTGCTTTCAACCAACAGCGCGACATGGAATCACTAACCACAACCGGGAGGGCTTGAACCTACAAGTAAAAGCCCTTCCAGGTTTAACCCTTTAGCTTATGACATACAAAGAATGGTTTTCCCGTACCGTTTCACGCTTTGGAGTTGAGGGCGGCGACGTGGATTTGATGTTAGCCAACCAGCAAGGCGCGATACCCGAACCGGACGCGGAAGTAGATATAAAGACAGCGAAACGCGCCCTTTGCAAGGAGTTCGGCTCTATTATTCCACTTGCCAACGTCAGCGAAGGCGGTTATTCTGTTTCGTGGAATTGGGAAGCTATAAAGTTTTGGTATAATCAGACTTGCAGCGAATTTGGCATTACGCCCATGACTACGCCAAAGGTCAGAAACAGAAGCAACAGATGGTAACGGACGTAGTAAACCGACAATACCCACACTACCTCTACAAGCGCACCAGCAGCGGCGAAGCCGTGCAGGACGCTAACGGCAGCTGGCACACCAGCGGCGGCGCGTGGACTTTACACAGCCGATGCCGTGAGGAAACCAACGGTAAGGGTACGCAGATACAGGCTGCAAGCGGAAAGTTTGTTACGTTCGCGTCGCTTATCCAAATACCCGTAGGAGTTGAGAGAATATCCGAAGGGACGGAAGTAGCGATAGCGGATGAGCCGTTAGAGCCTTCGGCGTTGCTTGACCAAGAGAGCATGACAGAAGCTAAGATTACGGGAAAGGTTAGGATTTCGGGCGAGTGCTTGAAGTTCGACAAAGGTAGGTTACATTCAAGATTATGGGTATAACGGCACAATTCAAAAGCGATATAGACAACGTGTTTAACCTTCTTCTGAAGGAGATAGACAAGCAGATAATAGAAAGCCTTTGCCGTGTTGGAGAGGAAGCCGTTAAGTTGGCACGCCTTCCACACGAGAACGACTGGACAGACCAAACGGGCAACCTTCGCTCGTCTATTGGCTACGTTGTTTTCGTGGACGGCAAACAGCACGCTATGAGTACGTTTGACAACGTACCGCCAAACGGCGAGCGCAAGCAGCCAAAGAACGCCATTTACAACGGCTCTAACGTAGGCTACGAACTTGCCAAGCAAGTCGGACAGCAAACGCAAGGCTACGCGCTTGTGGTAGTAGCTGGCATGAACTACGCGGTTCACGTTGAGAGCAAAGGGCGCGACGTGCTTACATCTGCCGAGAAACAAGCAGAGAAGGACATCGCCAAAGAATTAGCCGATTTAGTTACTAACGTAAAGAAAGCATTTGAGTAGTGAAAAATTGCAGTTCCATAGATACGGACGATATTCTGTACAAGATTGTAGCGGAAGCCGTGAGTACGGGAGTAGTGAGTATTTCCGGCATCGTTTGCACGCAGGGCGAACGCCCCGATGACAGCGAAACTGAGGATATAGTAATAAACACCATAACCGTAACACACGACAAGCCACAAACGGGAACTTCCAATGTAAACATCTACGCATCCGACCTAAAGGTTAAGATACGCGGAAAGGAACAGCGGAAGGCAGACCGGGAACGGCTGCGCGAGATTGGGGACGCACTTGTAAGCTACTTAGACATGCAGAATATAGCAGACCTTGAATTTTGGATCGAGAGCGACATCGTATTACAAGAGCAACAAGTTAACCAGCACTACCGTAACATACGGATAAGTTGGAACATTCATTAAAACAGAAATAACATGAATATCGTAACATTAGGTTTAGCCGCGATTTTAGGCAAGTCCGGCGAACCAGCAAAAGCCGACTTCACGCAAACCGGATACACAAAATTCGGTTTAACCTACGAGGACACCGCGAAGATGGCGCAGGAGGACGGAGAAAGTACCGAGTTCTACGCAGAGGAGGAAGACGACGCAATAGAAGAAATTTCTAAAGCAGGAAAGATTACGTTTTCTTTTTCCGTTATGAACCCCACGCTGGAATGTCTTAAACGACTTTTCGGCGGCGAGGTAGCAACCGACGTATGGGCATACCCCGACGCAGAAGCACAGGTAGAAGAATCGCTTATCATTCTTCCTAAGAAAGGCTTAAAGTTCCAAGTTCCTCGCGCCAAACTTAAAGCCAAGTTTAACGGCGAGTTTTCAAAGAAAGGCTTACTTCTCATTGAAGTAACGGCAACAGTTATGAAACCTACTACATCGGGTTTGAAAAAGTTGTATGTAAGCAAGGTTTCAGACCAAGACAAAGCCAACTTGCAAGCAATGGTAGAAACCAGCAAAGAAGTAAAATCCTAACCCAGCGACAGACAAACCGATTATCAACCGAAAGCCCCGTTACATTGTTTTCGGGGCTTTCTTCGATTAAAGCAGCATGGAGAACGAAAAGTTAGACAACCTTACACGCGAGCAAGGCGAGTTAAGGCAGATGATAAACGAAGGCGTTACTTTCGACATTGAAGTAACCTACCGCAGACGGAAGCCCGGCTTTTGGGGCTTTTTCCGAAAACGTGAGCAAGTGAAGGAAAAGAAGGTTTTCAGAATAGCCGAACCTACACTATCCACGCTTGACCGCCTTAGTTTGCTTTGGCTTGAAATGACAATAGACGAAACCAAGCTAAACGACGCGGACTATTTAGCAACCGCGAAGCAGTTAGCAAACAAGGAAGCCAAGAAACTCGCCAAAGTGGTAGCTACCGCCGTTTTAGGTGAAGATTACTACGACGTGACCAACAAGGGCGGCTACTTTGTACGCAAGCCCAACGAAAAGCGTTTAGCCCGGCTTACTTCGCTATTCAGTCACAGCGTAACCCCTTCGCAACTTCTTACGCTTGCCATATTGATAACAAACGTAAGCAACTTAGGGGATTTTATAAACTCTATAAGATTGATGAGCGCAGCACGCACAAGCGACCCGATAACAAATCTTATAGAGGAACAGGGCTAAGAAGTCCGCACGGCAGACGGGGCTCGGTGTGTTCGCACTTCGGCTGGACGTTGGACTACCTCCTGCACGGCATACCGTGGGGGACGGTGCAAAGGATGCTAATAGACGCGCCCGGAGTTGAGGACGAGGACACGAAAAAGGAAGATACCGAAATAGTGCTTACGGACGACAACGCGGACGAGGTAATGAAAATTATAAACAGTTTCAACCGATGAACATACAAGGCGGCGGTTTGTCCTTCGAGATTTCGGGAACAAACAAACAACTTTTGCAAGTACTAAGCGAGAGTAAGAAGGCTATCCAAACGTTCAGCACGGAAGCAGTGAAGGGCGGCAAGGATATAGAAAAAGTCTTTGAAGCGGCGAAAGCGGCGATAGACAAGGGCTTTAGACAAATAGACAACATTGTAGACACCAACGACGCGGCGATAAGGAAACTTAAAGCGCAGTACAACGAATTGGGTAAGGCACTAAACACAGCCTACATGACACCCGGAGCGGAAAAGGAATTTACCAACATTCAGAACCGCCGCCGCGAGTTGGAGAAAGAAATTAAAGTACGCCAGCAAATTATAAACGAAGCAGGACAGCAGGCAGACGCGCTGCTGAAGGAGGAACAAGCCCTAAACGAGCGCAAGGCGGCTTTAGACAACATGAACAACAAGTACGAATCCATCCGTACCCAGCTACGCAAGGCGAAGGAAGAACTTATGCAGATGGCGGCAGCAGGGAAGCGCGGAACGGAGGAGTACGCCAAACAGCAGCAGGAAGTAGCACGCCTTACAGCCGCCATGAAGTCGGCAAACAAGCAAGCTACCGTATTGGCAAACCCTAACAAGATGTTTGCCGGGGTTATTAGTGGTTTGACACTTATGACCAGCGGCTACCAAGCCGTAACGGGAGCGATGGGACTTTTTGCAGGAGAAAACGAGAACTTACAGCGCATCATGGTAAAAGTGCAGAGCCTAATGAGTATTACAATGGCTTTGCAAACAGCCTATACGCAGCTTAACAAAAATAGTGCCTTCCAGCTTGTATTAGTAGCTAAGGCAAAGGACATGCTTACCGCAGCAAACGCAAGACTTGCTGCGGCTTTGGGCGTTTCCAACGCTATGGCTACCGTATTGATGTCTACTTTAACTTTAGGACTTGCAGCCGCGATTACGGCGGTTATTGCCATTATTGAGCATTACACCAGCAAGCAAGCCGAAGCGAAGAAGCAAGCCGACGAGTTCAACAAAAAGGTAGCGGAAGCCGCAGTAAAGCCCGTATTTGCCTACAAGGAACTACAAAGCGAGTGGTTAAGCCTTACCGGGTCTATGAAGGACAAAGAAAAATGGGTGCAGGACAACGCCGACAAGTTCGCCGATTTGGGCTTTAGCGTTACGAATGCCAAGCAAGCGGAAGATTTACTTATAAGGAATACAGCCAATTTTACGGCGGCGTGTATTGCTAAAGCCAAGGCGTTAGCGGCGCAGAACTTAGCAAGCGAGAAGTACGAAGCCATTTTGAAGAAGCAAGCCGAGATAGACGCGATGCCGGATAAAACAAGTACCTACGTTCAAACTTCCAGCTTTGGCACGGGCTACTGGGTTGAGGGCGAGAATACCGCCAAGAAAAAGGCAAAGCAGAAATTAGCCGAGATGCAGAAGAACGCCAACGCGCTAATCCAGCAGCAAATAAAGTTTACCCAAGAAGAACAAGCCTATTTGAAAAAGATAGGCATGCAAGCCGGGCAAGTTGTAGCCGGGAGCGTGGAAGCCGCAGAAAAGGAACTTAGCCGCCTTCGCGACCTATACAAGAAGGCTGGAACAGATGCCGAACGCCATAGTTTGGCAAAGAATATAGCCACGCAGGAAGCCGAGGTAGAACGCCTTAGTTACAAGTCAAGCAGCAAAGGAGGTAAGAGCGGCGGCAGCGGAAGCAAGAGTACAAAAGACCCATACGCGGAGGAGCTAAAGACGCGAAAGGAGCTTTACGCCAAGTACCTCAAATGGGTAACAAGTGAGGATAAGACCGTAAGGGATGCAGCTCCGACCGAGTTTGCTGCCCTTCTTAAAGGCGGTACAAGCTACTTAGACTATTTGAATAAACAGCGCGACAGCATCGATGCAAAGGCGAAGAAAACCGCTACCGACTTGAAGAACCTATCAACGCTTAACAACGAAATAGCGGAAGCCACGAAAGAAGCCGTACTTTCAGACTTCGACGCGCAGCTAAACAAGGAGCTGGAGCAGTGCAAGACCGTAGGCGAACAGTTGGCAGTAATAGCCAAGAAGCGCGAGGAATTGAAGAACGACAACTCCGACGTAGACAACGCCAAGAAGGAACGTTTAGACACCAAGGAAACGGACACCAAGGAACAGGCGAAGAAGGAAACCGCCGAACTTCTGAAGGAATACGCAGGCTACCTCCAAGAAAAGTTAGACTTTGAAGAGAGCTACGCCCGTAACCGCGAACTTTTGACAAAGCAAGCAGCCGAAGCATCCACCGAGGAAGAACGAAAGGTAGCCGAAGCCGCGTTAGCAGCTTTGGAGAAGAAACGCCAAGAATACGCCAAGCGCAGCGGAAGCGAGCAGTACGACAAACTTTTAGAGGAATACCAAAGCTACCAGCAGAAGCAGACCGCAATACAAGAGAAGTACAGCCAGCAACGCGCGGAAGCCGAGAAACAAGGCAACTTAGCCATGATTTCACAGATAAACGTCAAGGAGCAGGAGGAACTAAGCAAACTTGCAGCTTCACGCCTTATGGCTACCGAAAGTTGGAATCAGTTGTTTAGCGACATTTCGCGCCTAAGTAGTTCCACGATAAAAAAGCTGTTGGAGGACATAAACAACAAGAAAGTAAACCTTTCCGCACAGTTCAACCCGACAGACCTAAAGGCGATTAACGACCAGCTGATGAACGCGCGTAACGAGTTGGAAAAGCGTAACCCCTTCCTATCGTTGAAAAACAGCCTTTCGGAACTACGCGCAGCGATGAAAGCCGAAAAGTTGTTAGAGAGCGATGACCCGTTTGTAAAGAGCTTGCAGGAAAAGAAGAAGCAATACCAAGACTATACGGACGCGGTAAATAGTTCCGACGAGAGATTAGCAGGTTCAGCAAAGGACGCATACGCCGACCTTCTTAGCCAAGGTTCGACCTACATAGACTTCCTGCGCCGCAAGATAGCCGAACTTAACAAGCAGAAGGTAGAACTAAAGATAACCACTGAGGGCGAAGAGCAGCTAAACGTACTTCAAGCCGCGTTAGATAAGGAAACCGGGCAAACCAAGAGCGTAAGCCAAGGTTTTAAGGATGCCTTCAAGAGTATAGGCAGTAGTATAGACTTCGTATCGGGATGCTTCGATAGTGTTGTAGGCGGCATTAAGAAGATGGGCATTTCGATGGACGAGGAAACGGAAGCCATATTAGGCGACATTGGCGGCATGATGGACGGAGCGAGCCAACTTGCAAGCGGCATCGCCACGGGCAACCCTTTAGGCGTTATTCAAGGTTCAATAGGTTTGCTTTCGTCAGCCTTCGACCTGTTCAACTTCCGCGACCGCAAAGCCGAGAGGTCAATCAAACGACACCAAGAAGCGGTAAAGAAGTTAGGCTACGCTTACAACGAGTTGGAACACGCCGTAGATAAGGCGTTAGGCGAAACCGTCTACCAAAACCAAAGCGCGGTAATACAAAACCTTCGCGCCCAGCAAAACGAGATACAAGGCATGATATCCGACGAGAAGGGCAAGAAGAAAAGCGACAAAAACCGCATAGCCGAATGGGAAGAGCAATACCGGGAAGTCGGGCGGCAAATTGAAGATATAATAGACGATATAACGCAGAGCATCACGCAGACAACCGCAGGCGACCTCGCCAACAACTTAGCCGACGCACTTGTAGAAGCGTTTGAGGGCGGCGAGGATGCGGCAAAGGCTTTCGGCGATGTCGCTAACGACGTGCTTAAAAACGCGGTCAAGAATGCGCTAAAATTGCAGTTCTTAGAGAAGCCATTACAGAACGCAATAAAACAGCTTCAAAAAGATATGGGCTTCGACGAGGAAGGAAACGGCACTTTCGACGGACTAACAGAAGCCGAGCAAGCACGGTTTAAGAACGCCATTAAGGAAGCCGGGGCAAACTTCGCAGCCGCGATGGATATGTACAAAGACTTGTTTACGGATTTGGATAATACCGACCCTTCCACACTAAGCGGCGCGATTTCCAGCGCGAGCCAAGAAAGTATAGACCTATTGGCAGGACAGACGAACGCGGTACGGCAGAACCAAGTAACAAGTATTCAGCTAATACGGGAGCAGCTTATGCACCTCGCAAACATGGATAGAGGTATAGGCGTAATAGCCGACCGTGTACAAAGTATTATAAACCACCTTACGACAGCAGCCAGCGACGATAACGGGCTACGTTCACAAGGTATAACAGACTAAAGGCATGGAGCTAAAGGAACTAAAGAAAAGGTTAGCGGCAGAAGCCAAGGAAAAGGGCATTTGCCGCGAGTGGTACGAGTTCATCCTAAACGCGCCTTCTAAGGAACGTTTGCTAACGCTATTCGTTAAGGGTTTGGACTTTTGCGTAGAAAACGACTATCCATCCGCGCAGCTTCGCGCGGAGTTTGCCGGGCTACGCCAGCACTTCGGCATCTTCATGAGTGACCACATCAGCGTAAAAAGCGGTAAGTACGTTATAGCCTTCGGCACGTCAGAGGGCAAGGCAACTTATAGCGGCTTCGACGTGGCGCAAATTTGGGTGCGTGAGGACACACGGCTGGAGGTAACGGCAACCGATAACGCGGTAGTCTGCATTGAGGTAGCAGACAAGGCGCAAGTAACGATAACAGCAAGCGGAGCGGCTCGCGTTAGTGTGTTCCTTCACGGCGGAACAATAACCAAGAACGCGACCGACAAAGCTACTATTAAAGTCATTGATAAAAGCGAATAATTATGGCAACAGAGAATAACGTTATACTTAACCTTCCGTTTGACGAAGCCAGCGGCTCGCAAGTGGCATACGACTACGCGCAGAACCGCCACGACGCAACGGTTACTGATTGTACGTTTGTAACGGGCAAGCAGGGCAACTGCATCCATTTTGACGGAAACGGACACGCCGATATAGACAACGACGTAGTACGGCTTTCGGGCAACTTCACTATTATAGCGTGGATTAAAACCGGGAAGTACGAGGACGGATGCACGGCAAGGCGTGTAGGTTTGTTTTGCAATACCGACCAAGTGGAGGGCTACCGCGAAAGTTGGATAGACGTAGAACCCGATAGCTGGGGCTACTACGCGGTAAGGAAGCAGGGCAACGCGGTAAGCATCTACTTAGACACGCAGCTAATAGACAGCTTCATCCTGCCGACCACCTTAACGGGCGTGGCTTTGGTGCAAGACATTTACGGCACAGAAAACGGCTACGGCGATTTGGACGAGTTGAAAATCTACGATGTTGCGCTAAGTGAAGCCGAGATAGCGGAAGAACTTAACAACATTTCGCAGCTTGAATACTTCTTAGGCGGCGTTAGCTTCAACGACCTTGATTTACATGTAGAAAGCTCTACGGGAGTGTTAGACCTTCCAAAGTTAAAGACACCTACCTCCGTAGATTGGGCAGACTACCACGGCGAGGTAATAGACCTTACCGAAAAACGCTACCAAGCACGCGAAATAACGCTTAACTGCTGGCTTCGCGCTAAGGGTAAGATGGGCTTCACGGAGCGAGTAAACCGCGTGTACGACATTCTTAGGCAGGACGGAACGCAACGCCTTATGATTTCGATACACCCTACTAAGCCACTTGTTTACGAGGTTTACTGCGAAGATGGCGTAGCACCTTCCAAACGTTGGCACGACGATAAGATGATAGGTACTTTTTCGTTGAAGCTAAAAGAACCCGACCCCGTTAAGCGAGTGATACGCCACCAGCGCATGAACTACGCCACCAGCGAACTAAAGATAGAGCTAAAGAGCGACAAGATGATTACTATCTATTGGGGCGATGGAGAGGTAACGGCGGACGTTTACGGCGACTGCACGGGCGACAACGCAATAAAGCACACTTACGCGGACAAAGGCATCTATTACGCCATTGTCGGCGGCGTGATTGAGGAGATAACAGAATTTTCCACTAACGGCATCGTAGTATGGAACAAATTATAATTTACCACCCGGACGGGACGGCAATACCGCTAATAAGCAAGAAGAACGTTAGCGTAGTGAGTAAGGCGACACAGAAAACCGCCTTACTTTCTGACGACGTTATAAGTATTACCGTTTCGTCCGCCGTGCCTTTAGATTTGCGCATCGGCGACACGGCACGCATTTACGGCAAGCCCTACAAACTTAACCAACTGCCCGAACCGACAAAGAACGGCGAACGCCGCTATTCCTACGAGTTACGGCTGGAGGGTTTGCAGTACGATTTAATCGATGTTCATTACCATTTGCCAGAAAACGCATACGGCGAAACTTTCTATGCAGACCTTAAAGGGCATTTAGCTGTATTGGTTTGGAACATTAACCGCATTTACCCGAACAAATGGGCGTTAGGCGAGTTCCCGGAAGATACGGACTACAAGAACATCACGAACAGCGAGAAAAACGCCCTCCAAGTGTTGCAGGAGCTTTGCAGCGACTACGGCGTAGAATTTGAGATTACCACAGACGGGAAGCACCACACGCTCAACGTAAGGAAGCAAGTAGGCATAACGCACGCCTTTACGCTTCGATTTGGGCGCGGTAAGGGGTTGTACCAGCTTGCACGCAAGAACGTGAACAACGCTGGGATAACAAACCGCCTTTACGTTTACGGAGGTACGGAGAACTTAGGAAGCAATTACGGACATACAAAGCTGTGCCTTCCGGGAACTACGCGCCTTTCTTCATTTCTTGAAGATAAGGAATCTATCGGTATTTACGGAGTGAAGGAGGGCGAAAAGAACTATTCAGACATAAAGCCCCAGCGTGTAGGCACGGTTACGGCTTTGGGTAAGGACGTTATTACATTCGTGGATGAAACGATGTTCGACCTTAACGCGAAGGATAAGGACGGCAAAAGTACAAAGTACCTAATAGCAGGGACAAACGCTAAGATTAAGTTTGAAAGCGGACAACTTGCCGGGTACGAATTTGATTTGCACACCTACGATCATGCTACGCACACATTCGTAATAAACAAGTTCACGGACGATAACGGCATGGTTTTCCCGTCAGAGGAAACGGCGGCTTTCCAAATTCAGAAGGGCGACAAGTATAGCATCTTCGACATAAACCTCCCCGACGAGTACAGAACCAAAGCCGAAAAGGAGTTAGCCGAGGAAGCTACGAAGTACCTCCCGACCGTCAGCCAACCGCAAGTAAGCTACAAACTATCGCTTACCGAAGGTTTCTTTACGCAGCTTTGGGGCAAGGACACGGAAACGACAGTTTTACACGTCGGTGACTTCATAAAGATAGAGGACGAGCAAATAGGCGTAAGCAAAGCCGTAAGGATAACACAGATAGACCGCGACCTCTTGAAACGCCACAGCTACGACATCACACTAAGCGACACCGTAACAAAGAGTACAACGGTAAAGGTTATAAACAACTTGCAGGAGATTAACGAAACGATTGCTATAAACAAGTTGGCAGACCCGACCAAGGCTCGCAGAAAATGGAGGGCAACCCAAGAACTTCTAAGCATGGTATTCGACCCCGAAGGCGACTATTACAGCGAGTAGATAAAACCGCTTTCCATTGATACGCAGATGTTGAGCGTAGGCGCGAAAAGTACGCAGTTCACGCTGTTAAACGTTACCTTCCAACCGAACTACAACGGCGACGCAAATACGCTTTACGTTTCGCCCGGACGATTGGCACACTACGCCATAGACCCCGAAGGCGTGAAGTATTGGCTTTTGGACGGCGCGACGTTTGCCGAACTTGACACGAATACGGCATACTACATCTACGCCCGATGCTCCACAACGGAAGCAAGCGGCGTTATAACGCTTTCCACAACGGCAAAGGCAGTTTGTAGCGAAGTAGGCTATTATAATTTCCTTATAGGTGTGCTTAATTCAGTCGTAACAGACGCAGACGGAGGCAGACCCGGAAGGATTGTTAGCCTTACTTACGGAAGTTCTACCATTAACGGGCGTTTTGTTAGAACGGGACGCATCGAAAGCAACGGCGGCGGTAAGTGTTACTTTGATTTGGACAATGACGAGATAGGCGGCGTTATTCATTTTGTCAGCAGCGACGGGACTACAAAGAACGTTTCGGACGTTGATGACAAGACAAACGAAGTAAAGGACTACATAAACAACACGCTGCCCGGTATTCTTAACGGCATACAAGAGCAGATAGACGGAGTAATAGAACAATGGTTTTACACTACCAACCCTTCACCGCTTTACGATAACCCGACAGCAGAAGCAGCAGAGCCGAACAGCGAATGGACTACGACCGAGGAAAAAGAAAAGCATTTAGGCGACTTGTTCTATAACACCGATACGGGCAAGGTGTGGAGATACGTCAAGAAGAAATGGGCGGCAAGAACAGGAGCGCGACCCAAGACGAGTTACTGCTGGCAAGAACTGCAAGATACCGAACTATCCAAAGCGTTGGCACTTGCAAAAGATGCTTTAGCGACAGCCAACAAGAAGGCGCAGATATTCGTAGCCACACCGACAACGCCGTATTACGTCGGCGATTTGTGGGTACAAGGTTCTACGGGCGACATCCTGCGATGCAAAACCGAAAGGCTTGAAGGCTCGTTTAGTGCTTCCGATTGGGAAAAGGCAAGCAAGTACACCGACAACAGCGAACTGACCAACTTTATAAACAACAACTTCGCGGACACGGTAAGAAAACTTACCAACCAAATAGACGGCAAGATAGAAAGCTGGTTTCAGAAGACAGACCCTGCAAGTAGTTGGACGTTAGAAGAGAAAGCTAAGCACGTCGGGGATATGTGGTATAATTCCCAAACAAAGGAACTAAAGCGGTACACGAAAGACGTATTACATATTCCAAATTCTTCATTTGTGAAAATAGTTTATTTGTGGGGCGAGATAGAAGATAAAACCGCGTTAGACGCATACGACGCAGCCAGCAAAGCACAGGACACAGCAGACGGGAAACGCCAAGTTTTCGTAAGTCAGCCTTACCCTCCTTACGATATAGGCGACCTTTGGCTCACGGGCGACAGCACGAACGGACAGCTAAAGCGATGCGCAACAGCAAGGGCTACGGGTTATTTTGTGGCTAACGATTGGGTAATAGCAACCTATTACGACAATACACAGACCACAATAGATGGCGGCATCGTAACAGCTGGAACGGTGCAGCTTGCTAACGGCAATTCGCAAAGTATTGTAGCTGGCATTACGGGCGGCGAAACGGAAGCAACCAACACCAGCGAAGAACGCAAGGTTAGGATTTGGGCAGGAGCAAGCAAGGAAAACCGATTTACCGCGCCCTTCCGGGTACTTCAAGATGGTAGCTTTGTTGCATCCAAGGGAAAGATAACAGGCGAGATTAACGCAAATACGGGAAGCATTGGCGGTTTTAACATCGCATACGGACACATAGGCGCAGCAACAGAGAGCGGCGAACGCGGCGGCGGTTTGTCTATATACAACGATTTTATAAATATTGCAAACAGCAACCGCCGCGTATCATTAAGTTGTGATAGTGTGTTTCCTTCCACTTCGGCTCTTATTGGTGTAGGCTACTTTGAAAACAAGGTAAGCCAGCCATACAGCACGAATTATGGTATTTCCGTATTCGTGTCGGGTGGTTTGGTAAACATAGCTTTAGCGGCACATGGTGCAGTAGTAAGCGAAAGTTACGCGGTAGATTACGGAATGGCTAAAGTAACGCCTTCCGTTAATACTTGTCTTGTACCGGGCGACCTTACGAAGCCTACGATATTCAAGATTATGGCAAAGTTCATTTACAGCAATAGCGGTATAGGACTACCGACGCGCGACACCGTTTGCGAAGAATTAGGAATATCCAGCAGCGGAACGCCATTTGCGGTAAGGATAGTTATCATTTGCGACAGAAGCAGCACGCAAACCGGGTACGTTACGGGGCGCAATACCTTTGTTACGGGCAAGAACGCGGCAGGACAAACGACCTATCCGATGAATACCAACCAATACCCATACCGCCTAAACAACAACGGAGGTAACGAAACGGGTAAATGGAACATGGCAAAGGGCGACATACGCGAATTTATGTTAGTGTGGGACGGCAGCAGCGAATATTACGCATACTTGCTCAACATACGCGAATAACAGAATTTACGAAAGAGCAAAGGGGAAAAGTAGATTTCTAAGGCAAAAAGTAGATTTGTACGCGAAAATTCACGGCTTCGCGTACAAACACTTCGCCAACATTTCGCAGCGTATCAAAATAACACGAAAGGTTTATACCTTTGCAAAATCAATTATTAAAAACGACAGATTATGCAGAACAGAAACGGCGACCAAGTGAGCGCACAAATATCAGTAGCCGGGAAGGTGGACTTTTCCGGCGGCAGCTTCCGCAAAGATACCCCGTTTTGTTTGAAGAACGACGGAGAAACGGCGGTAACGCTTGAAGTGAACCTTTGGGGAATGCCCGAAGGCGAGTTTATAAGCACGCGATTTGAAACAGGCTGGAATCCCGAAATTATACGCGAGGTAAAAGCCACAAGTTTAACTAACGCCGCCCTTGTTTGGGGCTATTAAAACATACTATTATGGGCATATTCATAGGCATAGGCAACACGAAGCCTACATTTCCTTACGACTACTATTATGGCGTGAAGATTGACTTAAACGTAGCAGACCCGGCACTCGTCAGAGTGGGCAGACCCGAACTGCACGTTTCGTTACCCGTTCAGTCATTGATGCGCCGCTGCTTGCTTAACGACGAAGGCAAGGTAACGGCATACTTGCACCCGACAGACAGCACAAAGACGGATACGGGAGCAGCCGCCGACCTTACGGGAGCTTCCGGCATGGTCATGGTGGAGATACCCAAGCACTACCGTAAATTCGAGTTCGACGGGCAGACCGTAACCGCACTTATTTCGCTGTACCCCCTTCCGGGCTTCCACGTTGTGCCGAAGATGTACCGCAGCGCATACGAAGCAACGGTAGACCGCACGGCATCGGCTACGCCCAAACTTGCAAGCGTAGTAAACAAAACCGCAGCCTTCCGAGGTGGAAACAATAACGCAGCCTACGACGGAACGTATAGAACCTTCCTCGGACTTCCAGCTACGCAGATTTCATTAACCAACTTCCGCAAGTACGCACGCAACAGAGGGGCGGCAGGACTTAACGGCGCAGGGTGGAACTGCGACCTTTACGCCGCGCAGCTTGCAACATATTGGCTTTACGTCATTGAGTACGCCAACCTTAACAGCCAAAAGGCGTTTAACGCAGAGCCTACAAGCGAAGGGTACAAGCAGGGAGGACTCGGCGACGGTGTTACTACATGGAACGGCGATTGGAATACCTATAACAGCTATTACCCAATTATTCCATGCGGCGTAACTAATTCGTTGGGCAACCGCACGGGAGTAGTAGAACACACGGTAAGCAACGGCGACGCTATAAGCAAGAAGTTTAACGTACCTTCATACCGAGGAATAGAAAACCCATTCGGGCATATTTGGTCATGGACGGACGGCTGCAAGTGTGAGATACAGAGCGAAACGGACGGAGGGCTGGCAAAGTTCTACGTTTGCGACGACCCGGCAAAGTTCCAAGATACCAACTATAACGACTACCAGCAGCGCGGACTGTTACCGCGTAAGGAAGGTTACGTTAAGCGCATGATGATAGGAGAGTACGGCGAGAACATGCCGACAGAGGTAGGCGGCAATTCCGCAACCTACTACTGCGACTATTACTATACCAATATACCAGCGTCCGGGACAGCTATGCGCGGTGTCCTGTTCGGTGGTCACGCGAGTAGCGGCGCGGCTGCCGGGCTTTCGTACGCGGGTGCGAATAACGCGGCTACGAATACGGGTGCGAACGTCGGCTCTCGGCTTTGCTTTATTCCCGAAGCCTAACACGCAACGATAACGTTAAACACGACCCAACCGCCGCGCTCCATATTCGGCGGTTGGGTTCAATAAAAATACATTCAGCTATGAACGAGAACAACAATAACAGACCAAACCAGCAGGAGGACGACGGAAGCCTCTCCTTTTTGGCTATACCGCAGGACGAAGGAAACAAGCACTTCAACTGCCGGGAAACAACGCAGCAGAAACTAATAAACCTTACGTTTTGGGTTTGCGACTATATCGAAGGAGTAAAAACCAAGTTCGGCGCGGAACGCTTTTTAGTAAAGATTAAGCGCAACCGCGACGACAAGGACGCGGATGCCGAAAAGTTCTTTACAAATTCAACGGAAATAAAGTACGTTCTTAAAGAGATTAAGAAGCGCAACGCATTTCCGCGCAGAGTAACCATGAGGGCAAGCGGCACGCGCTACTACTTTGAATAAAATATAAAGGTTGTTTGTCCTTTGGGTGTCCTGTTCGGTGGTAACGCGAATAACAGCGCGAATGCCGGGCTTTCGTACGCGAATACGAATAACACGGCTACGAATACGAATGCGAACATCGGCTCTCAGCTATACTGATAACATTTAGCAAAACAATACAAGGACAAAGACCACGCCGACAAAAAAAGGCGAAAAACAGTAAACATTAACGGGATTTGGTAGGGCAACCGAAGAACCCCACTTAATCAGCAAAGCAACAACTATGAAAAGGTTAGGCAACCTATACGACAAAATAATAAGCATGGATAATTTGCGACTTGCGGACGAACGCGCCCGTAAGGGCAAAAACCATTCTTACGGCGTGAGGGTACACGACAAACACGCCGAAGCCGACCTTTTGGCTTTGCACGAAGCATTGAAAGCCGGAACTTACAAGACTTCGGCATATAGTATTTTCACGATATACGAACCAAAGGAACGTATTATTTACCGCCTTCCATACTTCCCCGACCGCATCGTACACCACGCGATAATGAACATTTTGGAGCCTGTATGGGTGTCAGTATTCACGGCAGACACTTATAGCTGCATAAAAGGGCGAGGAATACAGGCGGCAGCGGATAAGGTACGGAAGGCGATAGACCGGGACAAGCCCGGCTGCGCGTATTGTCTGAAGATAGACATACGCAAGTTTTACCCTTCAATAGACCACGATGTATTAAAGGCTATTGTTCGACGGAAGATTAAGGACACACGGCTGCTTAAACTTTTGGACGAGATAATAGACAGCGCGGAGGGCTTGCCGATTGGCAACTACCTAAGCCAATACTTAGCAAACCTCGTATTAACTTACTTCGACCATTGGGTAAAGGAGGTTAGACGGGTTAAGTATTACTTCCGATACGCCGACGATATTGTAGTATTGCACAGCAGCAAGAAGTATTTACGCGAATTGCTTGCCGAGTTTGCAACCTACCTTACGGGCTTAAAGCTGCATGTAAAGGACAATAAGCAGATTTTCCCGGTAGCGAAAGACCACAAGGACAGGCACGGGCGCGGTATAGACTTCTTAGGCTTTGTGTTCTACCACAACGAAACACGGCTAAGAAAGCGTATTAAGCAAAACCTTTGCCGGAAGGTAGCCAAGTTGAGGAAAAGGAAGAAGCCGCTAACTAACGAGGAGTTCAAACAGCGCATCGCGTCATGGTGGGGATGGGCAAAACACAGCGATAGCGAGTATTTTATTAACAAGTTAAATTCAAAGATTAAACCGTATGAAATCAAGTTCAAACGTTAGACCCGACATTATCCAAGATTTGGGTAACGGGTCATTCCACTATAACTATAATATCGTGGAAGAGAAGGTAGCAGACGAGGAGGTAGGCGAAAAGACCGTTTACAACTTCGATACGGTGCAAGTGTGGGAGAAGCCGACCTACGAAAACCTTACGCGAGCAGTCATCCGTAACGAGGTGGACGAAAACGAGGAGTTCTCACTCATCAACGACTACTACGCCGCGCAGTTGGGGCTGGAAACCGACAGCGCACGCAAGGCGAAGGCAGTAACGGAGTACAAAGACCATCTTAGCCGCGTGATTGCCATTAAGACGATGGTACGCGCGGACTTGCAGACCGCAGGGTATAACCAAACAGAGTAAGGCATGGAGTATTTACCAGCAATAATTAGCGCGATTGGCACGATCATCGCGGCATGGTTCGCATACAACCAATACACCAAGAACAAAATAACGGACTTAAAGGTAGAGCAGATGCGGACAGAGAACGAGATGCGGAGGAAGCGACGCGCGGACAATTCGGCGGTAGTTTACGGTGAGTTGTGGGAAATCCTGCACGACCTTAAAGCCGACCGAGTTTATATTGTGCAGCCGCACCCGTTGGGCAACGAAAGTATGATAAGCATATACTTTGAAAGCAAGCGTAAGGGCGTGGAGAGCATGAAGCCGCGTATTCAGAACTTGAAGATGGGCGACGTAGCCAAGTTTTGCAGCGACCTAACAAAGAACTTGTTTATGTTCATTACCGACATAGACGGGCAAGTTAAGGACAGATGCGCAAAATCTTTGCTTTCGTCCTGCGGTACTTCGCAAGTGATAATAAAGCGACTTAGCGATAATAGCCACGATTGGGTAGGCTCAATTTTTTGCGAGTTTACCCACGACGCGGAGATTAACGAGCAGGAAGCGCACACTATCCTGCACGAAGCCGCAATGAACATTCAGTACATATTACCCGAATTTGTAGATTAGCAGATTATGGCAAACATCAAGATTTTAGCCCCCTTCATACTTGCATGGGAGGGCGGTTTTGCTAACGACCCAGTAGACCGGGGAGGAGCGACCAACAAGGGCGTAACGCTTGCAACGTGGAAACAAGTAGGCTACGACAAGGACGGCGACGGCGATATAGACGTAGACGACCTTAAAAAGATTACCACAGACGATGCGGTAAACGTGGTTATGAAACCCCACTTTTGGGACAGGTGGAAAGCCGATAAAATTACAAGTCAGTCGGTAGCCAACATTCTCGTAGATTGGGTATGGGCTTCCGGCAAGCACGGAATAACCAACGTACAGCGTTTGCTGGGCGTGAAGGTGGACGGAATAGTAGGCGACAAGACGATAGCCGCACTTAACGCCAAAGAGCCGCGCCAGCTGTTCGCGGCGATAAAGAAAGCCCGTGTTTCCTTCATTGAGGGCTTCATCCGAGCCAACCCGAAGCAAAAGAAGTTCAGAAACGGCTGGCTTAACCGCCTCGCCTGTATTCAGTACGGCAGCTTGAAATATACCACAAACGGCAAAACGCTAACTACATTTCAATTTACGGACGTATGAAAAAGTTATTAAGCTTCATTCTTGCCTTAATCCTTCTTCTTTGCCTTTTCGGGTGCAGCAGTACCCGAAAAACAATTAAGGAGGAAACGAGCGTGACAGCATCGCAGACGGAAAAGACCAACAGCGAGAGCGACAAAACGGCAGCTTCCACGACCAACACTGAAGTAAACACCAATACTAACGTAGTGGTAGACTTTACCAAAGTGGAGTACAACGACGGGAGCAGCGACCTGCTGACAGAATACCAGATACCCGAAAAAGTACCCGAAAATCCCAAGGGTAGCAGCCAGCGCAAACCGCCCGACAAGAAAAGCGGCATAAAGTCCATTACTTCCGGGCGTATTACCATCAACGGAAACAGCAGCGAGAAGCAGGAAACGCAGGCTAAAACGACCGAAAAGAGCCGCGAGGACAGCCAAAAGAGCGCAGAAACGACCGAAAACGACCAAAAGAAGGAGCAACAAAGCCCGAAATTCGGATATTTTGCGCCTATACGCGCCGTTTTCGTCCTTCTTATTGCTTTTGCCGTTGTAGTGTGGTGGTGGAAGTCAAGAAAAGGGTAAAAAGAAACCCGAAAAAGTACTTTTTGGGTACTTTTTCGGGTACTTGTTTCGCAACACCTTGATAATCAAGGTTGAAAGCGGAGAGAGAGGGATTCGAACCCCCGGTACCTCTCAGTACGCCGGTTTTCAAGACCGGTGCAATCGACCACTCTGCCATCTCTCCTTACTTGCTATGCAAGTCATGGAAGGCATATTGCCGTGCTAAACATAAGGACGATGCCTTATTGGTTTTGCGGGTGCAAAGGTAGGGCTTTTTGTTGGTTCCTCCAAATTTTTCCCCAACTTTTTTGCTCCAAAGACGAAAAAAGGCGGATTAAGGCCTCAAAAGGCGGTTTTCGAAGGGTGCCATGCTGGGATGGGGAATGCGGAATGATGAGTTGGCCATGCGGGCTGCCTTATCAAAAACACGATGCTCAGTGAAGCCCCATCGGTAATGATGACAGTCAGAAGGCGCCTCGTTCATTTCCTTTTGAACATATATGCCCATGCCGCTCGGCAAAGCCCACAAATCGAAAGGAAGGCAATGGGACCGATGCGCAGCGCACCCATCTACAACCACGACGGTAGTGCATGCCCTACCCGCCTGTTTCACCCTAACCACTTCACATTAAACCATTTACCCTCATGAGGACTCATACCTCATTCCACACTCCACATTCCTCGCAAACAAACAGGTAGCAGGTTGGGTAGCGCTGCGACATTGGGGTTTTGTAACCGATATTCAGCAACCTACAAATTTGTCGCCAAAGACAGGAAAAGCCCAACAAAGGCATGTTACTAATTTGTCACACAAACGTGTAAACCATTGGTTTTATGACGTTTGTAGAGGTGATTAAAAACGTGTTATTTGAAGCACGGACAAGTGATCGAACGCTAAAAGAACACAAAACACCCTGTATTCGTAATATAATAATCACATAAACAAAATCATTCTCCCTATTCGTCGCCGTCATATTCCCAATTTGTCGACGCTTGCCGAAACATGTTACTAATTTGTCGCAACCACCTTACTAATTTGTCGCAGCGATGTTCCCCATTTGTCGCACCATGTTACTAATTTGTCGTCAGTTGGGCTTTGGAGCGGTTGATAATCAGCGAGTTAGGAGGCCCCTACTAATATCATGATAAACTAATGATTTACTAAAGATATCTAACTCTTTGATAAAATTCTCTTTTTTCTTTTTCTCTTTTCTTTTTTATGATGTTTGCGGAGCCGCCCTGCCCTACCCCACCGCTCCTCTCTGCTTTCCGGATCATTTCTTAGCGCATGCGTTTTGGCGTTACGTGTTTTTCAAACATTTCTTTGCGTAAAAGCCTATCAGTGAACGCTTTATGCAATCATTTCTTATGAGTAGGCTCCTTATCGCTCATCTTACTGTTTGTGAGTCTTCTTTTGCCATCATGCTTGTTCGTTTTGTTTTTTATTATCATCTATCTTTACACCTTCTCTCTATGTGTAAATATATAAACAAACTTAAAAACATTAAAAGGCATATATAAATAAAGCTAAATGCATAGAAATAACCAAATAAATAAATACGTTTCGCGATTTGGCATGTTCGGCATTGCGAAAGGGCATCTTTCGTGTTTCGATTGGGCATGTATCGCATCTCGGTTAGGCATCTTTCAGGCCTCGGTTAGGCATGTTTCGCAACGCCATTAGGCATGTTTTGTGGGTTAATGGGTCATTTTGGCGGCCTTTGCTGGCTATTTATGAAAGAGAAGAAGTAGGTTTTTCTTTTGTATGTGTGCTTTAATAATGATGAAATAAGTATACAAGGTGTCATTTTTATCTTCTTTTTTCGTTTTGTTTCGTTTTTAGTACGTTTATGCATGGGTTTGCCCTTCTTCCTTTTTTCTCTCTGTTTTTCGGTTCAGCTCCTGGTTTGTACTTCTTTTTAGTTATTCTCTATATATGATGGAGGGTGGGGGGCTGGCTTTTGATGCTAAGGTAAGGGGATGACTCTCGGACGGTCGCAAATATGCGACCGAACTTCTTTTCGCATACCTCGATTGTACAGGAATGCATCATGAAGGTTTTTTGAGTTTCGCATACCTTGCTTGAACAGAGAAAGGTTTTATAATGGTTCTTTTCGTTTGAATATCTCGATTGAAATGAGAAAGGTTTTATGATGGTTTTCTGCGTTTCACTTTCTGGTTGTATGGTTTCTTTTGTCATTTGTTTTTCTGTTATTGTGTTGAAGGATAGGCGGTTATAGGATTTTTAGTGGTTTGAGAAGCGTTTTTTTTCAGAGGGTAGGGGGTTGTGCAGTTTTTGGGTTGTTCTCGCGGTGCTTTTGCGGTCGTTTTTGCGGTGTTAAGATAGAGCTATGATGGAGCTTATGATGATTTTTGAGATTTTGGAGTGGGTTGGGAGAGGGATGCACTTTGTGAAGAGAGAGGAAATGGTCTGTGGGCTTTGGCCTTTTCGACATACCTAAATGTAGGTTTGTTGATCATCAGAATACTAAGCAGCGTTGGCCTTTTGGTAAGCCATGTTCTTATGAGGAATAGAAAAACGATGGTTTAGGGTAGGGTGGTTAAGCTGCTCTGGTATTTCTTTGTTAACGTTCTTATGAGATTATGTGGTTTTATAAGAGGGCTTCTATGTTTTCTCCAGTTCATTGTGTGTGGATCTTGGTGTCTTTATGCGTTTGTGGAAACTCGAATTTCGAGCGCTTTTTCTTTGTGGGTACTATCGTTTTGCGATATGTTTTACGATACGTTTTGTTCATTTCACTTGTGTTTTTTGGTGCGTTTCATGTGAGATGCGTAAGTGAAATGTGGTTCAGAGGGTTGCTTGACCTATGAACAGGTGGTCTGAGATTTGAATTTTCAGCGTTGTGGAGATCGTAAGGCGATGTGGTCTTTTCATGTTTTTGTCGCCGTTAGGCATGTTTCTTTGCATTTATGTTTGTTTATCCTTTTATCTTTTTATCTTTTTAATGACCTATATATATGAATAACAAAATAAAGAAATAAATAATGGCTATATTTTCTTTCTTTAGTATAAACATATAAAAATACAAATAAAGAAACAAGCGCAAGAATAAAAGTATAAATAAATAAATGTAGATAAGAATAACAGAATAAATACATAAACAAACATTATGTTATCAAAACAAATAAATAAAAGAATGGATAAATACCTATTCAAGCAAATAAATACATAAAGAAACAAATCAATAATTATGTTTAGAGAATTTGTTATTTTGAATTTGGACTCCGCAAAATGCGGTTAAAATAAATAAATGTCTTTTTGTTTTATTATATATATAAATGGTTGTTGAGTTTTTTTTTTGAGGTTCTTCCGTTATATGCATAGATGAGATATGGAAATGCATAGATGAGATATGGGTTGACTGAAAGGGCTGAGAGGATTGTAGCGATAGGCGACACACTCTGTAAGGGCAGCGGCTTTCTATTCTATGCTTTTGTCCTTTTAGGGCGTTTGTAAAACCCAATGGCCATCCTGTGCTATGCCCTGGAATATGAGCTTATGACCCATCGGGGCGTTTATCCGCGCGTTAACGGAAGAAATTTTTTGTGTGGTTGGAAACTACGAATTGGACGCAAATATGCGCCCGGTATTTTTTGAGTGAAGATTATGGAAGCTATAATGTATTAATATTTAGGTTGTTACGATATCTTTAATTAAACAAACATATATATAAATAAATAATGATGGAGGGTAATGGGATGTTTTTGTTGTTGTTTGTTTTTGTGTGTCAGGGCGTTTTGGGAGGCCAGATGAAGTTCTTTTGTGTATTCGGATGCGTGATGGTTGGTTGGTATGAGCTGTTTCGGGGGAAATGA